AGGATACAACTCGTGGGTGATGTCGTCACAGATCGTCGCCGTCGAGGAGGTCCGAATCAGCGGAGCCAATCGCCACGAGATCATGGACGCCCTCAAGCCGCTCATCTCCAACGAGAAGGTGCCCGCGGTTCAGCGGTATCGCGACGAGCGGACAGCCCGGCAGTGTAGCAACTTCCTCCTCTACACGAATCACTTCGATGCGCTGCCGGTCAACCAGAACACGCGCCGGTTTTGGTACGTTTGCTCGGCTCTGCAATCGAAGGCCGACATCCTCGCCATCACTGACGAAGACCCGGAGTATTTCACCCGGCTCTTCGGCATGTGCCGCGACAACGCCAGCGGCCTTCGCGCCGTGTTCGAGAACCACCGCATCTCGCCATCTTTCAACCCGAAGGGCCATGCCCCGGTGACACGCTACCTGCTGGAGTTGGCCTACAACACCGCCAACGAGACCACTGCGACCCTTCGTAGGATCATCGAGGACGACGACCACCCGCTGATCTCGCACGACGCCCTCACCTCCGATGCCCTGCGAGCCGCGCTCAAGGCAGAGGGAGAGACACACGCCTCGGCCCAGCACATCGCCAACGTGTTGCAGGAGGCAGGCTATCGCCGGATGCCCGGTCGCCAGTTAATCTCTGGCAGGCGTCAGTTCATCTGGTTCCGCGAGGACTGCGAACAGCCGCTCGAATTTCTTCAAAAGCGTCTTGACAATAAGTCAAACGCTGGCGAGTTACTTTAATCCCCACAACCCACAACCCACACCCACACCCATGAAACTCGACAACACCACCCTCCGACTCATCCGCGCAGCTTCACAGGCCGTCGCCGACGAATGCACTGCGATCCTCTCCGAGGCACCGCTATCTTATGAACCGCCCTTCGTTGAAGTAAACCCCGAAGCCGCTGCCGAGGCACCCGCACCTGCCACCCCCGCGAAGCGCACTCGTAAACCCGCCGCTGCTCCCGAGCCGGTTGTTGTGACCACCACGCCGCCAGTAACGAACGTCGAGCAGCCCGCTGCACCGGCACCTGCACCTGCACCGGCACCTGCACCCGCTGCCCCGGCACATGCACCCGCTGCCCCAGCACCTGCTGCTGTCACCCTGTTCAATCCACCGCCGCAGTCCACAATCACCGACGCGGAACTCGCCGCCATCGCCGACACCCTTAAGCAGTTCCCCGACAAGCTCCGCGCTTATCAGGCATGGCGTGACTCCTCCGAGTTCTTGCAGCCTGACGGCACCCTCGCTTCCGGCAAAGGTATGCCCCTCTCCAAGATTCCTAACGTCGGCGACAACCGTGACCGTCTCCTCGAAGCCATCAAACGGGCGCTCGTGTAACCCTTTGGGGGTGTAGTTTAGTGCAAAACGCGGGCTAACGCCTGTGACGCTGTTTCGGAGACAGCCGCCCCCATCCCTTTTCCCCGACACCCATGACCGACACCGCACCCACCCACTCCCGCCTCTCGCCGTCCCACGCTTTCGCGTGGACCGAATGCACGGCGTCTGTTGCCTTCAAAGAGGCCAACGCACACAGGCTGCCCAAGGACACCTCATCCGCCGCATCCATCGAAGGGACCAAGGCTCACACGGTCTGCGAGAACATGGTGCGTGAGGAGCCTGCTCCGGCATACGCCACCCCCGAGATGCTCCGCCATGGACGCGCCTACGCGGACTACGTCCTAGCGCAGCGTGGCCCAAGCCCGATTGCGTGGGGCATTGAGCACCGCGTCCGGTTGTTCTACTACCCGCAGCAGCGTGGCACGGTGGACTTCTTCGCGCACACCCCCGAGGGTGTGTTCGTCACCGACTACAAATACGGCTTCGGCGAGGTGACCTCCGAGGGCAATCGCCAGATGGCGAGCTACGCCCGCAGCATTATCGAGGACTCGCTCGACTGGGACATCCTGCCACCCGAGACGCCCGTCACGATGACCATCTTCCAGCCCCGCCTGCCCGGCGATCCGCAGCCGTGGGTCATCTCTTACGGCGAGCTGGTGCAGTTCACCGAGGACAACATCACCCCTTCCGCGAGACTCATCCTCGCTGAACCCGCGTGGCCGGTCGGCTGGGACAAGGCCGAGCCGCCACCCGGTTCCGCTCTCAAGTTCGCGCCATCCGACGCAACGTGTAAGTTCTGCCCGGCTGCCGCTATCTGCTCCGCTCGTCACGCCTACAAGAACGCGCTCATCCCTGAACTCGAAGACCTGCTGTTCGGCACCGCCGACGCACCCCCGCAGGTGATCTCGCTTGAGCGGATGGTATGGCTCGTCAACAATCGTGACATCCTCACTGACTGGCTCAACTCCATGCAAAAGCATGTTGATGACCTCGTCAACAGCGGCACCAAAGTTCCGGGCCGCAAGGTGGTCCTGTCCAAGGGCGCACACCGCAAGTGGACCGACCCCCAGCGGGCGGGCGAACTGCTCATGGCGTTGGGCGTCCCTCGCGACGAAATCTACAGCGAGGAGATCGCCACCCCGGCGCAGGCTGAGAAGATGTTCTCTGACCGCACCAGCGACAACGCCGTCGCCCTGTTCAAGCTCATCACCAAACCGCCCGGCTCGCCAATCGTAGTGCCGGAGAGCGACCCCCGGCCCGAGTATGCAGTCAGCGATGGCGCTGTTGCAATGATCCTTGACACCTGAAACACTTTGCCTTAGAAGCACAACGCCACGAGGCAATAAACCCAAACCTGATACCACGCACCATGAGCACACCGAAAACACCGGGGCAGATTGCCCTTCGCAACGTCCTACTCACCTTCGTTCACGTCGATGAGCCGTGGGCCAAACAGGGAGACCCCGCCGACAAGGCCAAGTATTCCCTGACTCCCGTCATCCCGAAGAACCATCCGCAAGCTGCCGCGTTGCAGGCTGCTGCCAACGAGGTCGCACTCGCCAAATGGGGGGACAAGCTCAACAAGAGCGTGTTCCCTACGATGTGCGTCCGCGACACCGACCTCCCAACCGAGGCGAAACACCGCGCCAAGGATGGCTTCGGCCCCGGCAAGCTGTTCCTCAACGCCTCCCGCAAACCCTCCGATGGGCCTCCTGCTGTCCGCCACGCCTCGACCGGCGCTGCCGTGCAACTGAGTCGCCTTACCAATCCTGACGTGTATCCCTACTCCGGCGCAACCGGCGATGTGGTTATCAAGTTCTGGGCGCAGGACAACATCCACGGTCAGAAGGTCAACTGCGAACTCGTCGCGGTGGTCAAGACCGGAGATGGCGAGAAGCTGGCTGGTGGTGGCACCGATGCCGAAGCCGCTGTTGGCGATCTGCTCGCAGCCCCCGCCGAGGAGGTCTGATGCAAACTACGGTGCAAACTACGGTGACGCCCTTCGCGGGGCGTCGCCTTTTTACTTCGATAAGCCAAGAGAGTCGTGACTAGGGTCTCTGATTCGTGCCCTCGTATGCGTAGCCGCCAGCCTGCGTGGTATCCTTGGCGCTGGCAAACCTTTCACCCACCACACACTACCATGTCGAAGAAACCACCCAATCTGTCAGTCGGTCGAGGCGAGAAGTTATCCGTTGCCCAAGGCGGAGGTTTGTCCGCGAAGGGCCGCGCTAAATACAACGCCGCCACCGGGAGCAACCTCAAACCGCCCACGAAGGACAAGGACGACCCGCGTCACAAGAACTTCTGCAATCGTAGTTCCGACTGGAAGGGCGAACGTGGCAAGGCAGCACGGAAACGCTGGGGGTGCTGACCGATGACCTCTGGAGAACTCACGCAGAAGGCGATTGGCATACTCGTCAAGCGCCACGCGTACCACATGGAGAGGGCGAATACCGCTGACCGCAAGCGATTTGAACGCTACACGTTCGAGTGGGCGAGGGATCACATATTCGGCCAGCCATCGCACGAGCGCACCTGCTACGAGAAAGACGGCAAGCACTACCTGCGCTCCTACAACTCGCACGTCGAAAAGGACGGCGAGTACTACGATGGATACAACCTGTGGGAGCTTGACGGTGAAAACCTGAAATACCTCGGAGGGTTGCACCGATGAGCGCCAAGTGGTCCATTGATTACGAAAGCCGCAGCCTCGCCGACCTGACCGTCGTTGGCGGATGGCACTACGCACGACACCCGAGCACTGAGATTCTGTGCGCGGCGATCCGGCGCAACAGCGAGCCGGTGCTCGTCTGGTCTCCCATCGAAGGGTTCGGCGATCCGGGAGCGGAGCAACTGCTGCGTGAGATGCTGGCCGACGACGGCCCTGTTTACGCGCACAACGCCACAGGCTTCGAGGTGCCGATGACCGAGCACGTTCTCACGCGCATGGGATTTTCCGCCATCGACCGCAAGCGGTGGCGCTGCACCGCCACGATGGCGCGGCGGGCGAACATCGCCGACAGCCTTGAAAAGGCGTCTATGGCATTGAAGCTCAAGAGTCAGAAGAACCCGGTGGGGAAGAAGCTCATCAAGCTGTTCTCCATACCCATCGAAGGGACAACTCAGTTCAACGATCCGCGTGACCATGCCGACCAGTTCTGTGCGTTCTGTGAATACTGCCGTGAAGACGTGCTCGCGGAGTGCGAGATAGCGGAAGTGCTGGCTCCCTTCGAGTTGACTGGATGGGTGCTCGACATCTTCCACGAGGACATCAACATCAATGGCCGTGGCATGCCTGTAAACCTCGAAGCGTTGAGGCATGCAGACGCCCTTATTCGCTCGGAGTCCGATCCAGCGTTCGCGGAGTTCCTGCAACTGACCAACCTAAGCCCGACGCAGAACGCCAAGCTCCGTGTGTGGTTCGCCGAGAACGGGATGCCGCTGCCTAACCTGCAAGCCCTCACTCTCGAAGACCTTACCAGCCAGCCTGACTTCGATCCGACAACGACGACAGGGCGTGCGGTGACGCTGCTCCAGAACATTGGCTTCGCGTCGGTGAAGAAAGTATGCACGATGGTCGCATGCGCTGGCCCCGATGATAACTTCATCCGTGGCTCGTTGCAGTTCTACGGCGCTCACACGGCTCGCTGGTCCGGGCGACTTCACCAGCCACAAAATTTCAAAACACCAGAACCGTGGGCAGAAGATATAACAGACAGCATTTACAAGCACATCTGCGCTGGCTGGTCAAAGGGAATGCTGGAGACGTGGTATGAGCGGGGGGTCATCGAACTCATTGCTCAGTGCATCCGGCACTTCATCCACGATCCGCAAGGGCCGATGCTGTCCGCTGACTACTCAGCCATCGAGGCGCGAGTGCTGGCGTGGCTGGCCGGTGAAGAGTGGAGGCTTGAAGTGTTCCGCACGCATGGGCAAATCTACGAGGCGGGTGCGGCTGCCATGTTCGGCATCTCGATGCAGGATTTCTGGGATCACAAGAAGCGAACTGGCAAGCACCACCCGATGCGCAAGAAGGGTAAGGTGGCAGAGCTTGCGTGCATCGCGGAGAACGAGATGGTCCTCGTCGGGATGCGTGGAAGGAGAAGCACCGACACAGGCTTGGTCCCGATTCAGCAAGTGGCGGATTACCACCTCGTATGGGATGGCGCGAACTTCGTCAAGCACGGTGGAGTCGTGTGGCAGGGATACAAACCCGTGTGGCGCTGGAACGGGCTGACCGCCACCGAGGACCATGTCGTCTTCACCATCGAAGGGGAGATGACGTTCAAGCAGGCAATGGATACGCGGGTTCCATTGCTGGATGCGAACGGTTGCCCTCGCGAGTGCAACGCGTACCCGGAGTACCTCGGCTTCCGTCCGGTGTACGACATCCTTAACTGCGGACCTCTCAACAGGTTCACCGTGTCCGGTGTCCTTGTTCACAACTGCGGCTACATGGGCAGCGTCAACGCTCTCATCCAGTTCGGCGCTCTACGAGAAGGTCTGACCGAGCCAGAGCTGCAACCCATCGTGGACCGCTGGCGTGCCGCCAATCCGAACATCAAGAAGTATTGGTTCGCGTCAGAGGACGCCGCAGTCGAGGCCGTGCGTAACCCCGGAACGTGGTTCCCAGTTGGCAAGGTTTCATACGGCGTGTTCGCCGCAGCCGGTGCTCGTTACCTGTTCTGCCGACTGCCGAGTGGGCGTCGTCTGGCTTACCGTAATCCTGAAATCAGGCAGGTGGAAATATGGACAAAGAAATCGGAGGAGACAGGCAAGCCGTGGGTCAAGGACGCTGTGTTCTACTACGGCCAGTTGCCGACACCGGGCGGAACGAAGTCGCAGGTCTGGGGCATGGTACCATTGTCACCCGGAATCCTCGTCGAGAATCAGGTGCAAGCGATCTCCTTCGACCTCATGGCGAATGGCACCCTCGTCGCCGCTCGTAAGGGCTACCGCATCTACTCACTGATTCACGACGAAGCGATGGCCGCGTGGGACGACCACACCACTCAGTCCATCGAGGACTTCCAGCGTTGCCTTGAGTCCGCGCCCGCGTGGGCAGACGGCTTGCCGCTCGGCACCAGTGGTGAAGTGGTTCCATATTATCGCAAATAGGGGTTGACGATAACGCAGGTATGTGTAGGGTGCCTCACCATGACCCCCACTCCCCTAGAACGTGACATCGAGAAGCGCATTCGGGCTTACGCAGTAAGCAAGGGATGCCTCTTCGAGAAGTTCGTGTCTCCCGCCAAGCGTGGCGTCGCCGACCGCTGCATCATCGCGCCCGGTGGTGCTACCGGCTGGCTGGAGATCAAGCGTCCCGGTGGCAAGCCAACCGTGTTGCAGTTGGAGCGGCTGAACGAGAAGCAGGCGCTCGGCTGCATCGTCGCGTGGTGCGACAACGTGGCAGACGGATGCAAGTTCGTCGATGGGTTGGTGGCGATGAGCGTGAAGCAGCCAATCCCGCGTGTAGCATGATCCGCCTCAAGCAAACCCTCCGCCCCGGTGTCTGCCGCGCTTGGCGCTGCACCGCCAAGCCGCGCAACGTCGGCACACACCCTACTTCCACGCAACTGTGTGGCGGGTGCTACAAAGCCGAGTGGCGGGCGAAGAACCCCGAGCGTGCGGCCTACGGTCAGCAGCGTGACCATGCCCGCGCTCGTCGCATCCCATTCACCCTGTCCTTCGATGAGTGGTGGGCGGTGGTCGAGCCGACTGGATACATGGATGGCAAGGGCTGCCTGCGTCACCAGCTACACGTTGATCGCCTAGACCCATCGAAGGGCTACGAGGTCGGCAACATCCGCGTCATTACCTGCACCGAGAACGTGGTGCGCGATAACCGGCGCAGGTTCGTCGATGCCAAGATCGCCGCGTGGCAGGCGAATAGTGACGCCGATGACTCGGGCCTTGTATGCACTGACACTCCTGATGACGAACAACCTTTCTGATGACCAACGAACCCCAACACTATGCCATTCATTCTCTCCGACACTCCCTCCATCGTCCGCTGCCTCGTCCGCAAAGAGTTCACGCAGAATCACACCAGCGGGCAGGGCGAGTACCTGAAAGCCCACATCCTAGGCATCCGCTGTCAGGAAGCAGCGAGTCTGCAACTCCAAGTCCGGTTCGACGAGCATGAGTGCGCGGGTGCCATGTTCTGCCTGCCCATCCAAGCTCTGTGCTGGAAGCCCTGCGAACTGCCTGACGTGGGGCTGATACAGCCGTGGGACACCTTCTCCTCGACCTTCACGGTGCATGAGTTCGCGCTGTGGAAACGTGGCAACGCGCAGCTCCTCAACGTGCGCAAGATCAAGGGGTACCCGGAGAGGTTGAAAGCACGGTATCTGTTCACCATCGACTTCGAGGGAAACGCGCTGGCTGACGACTTCCAACAGCATAAACAACTCCACGTTCTACAGGTCGAGCAGGGCTGGTTTGCAGCCGTCCCGAACAACCGCGTCCTGAGCGTGGATGAAGCCTTCGAGAAACCCTGCGAACAGCTTCCACGCTTCGAGTCCCTTGAACATCTTTACACCGCTGAATGCCAGATTGGAGAACCCTGAACCATGACCACACTCACCTACCTCGCTGAACCCGCCATCCGCTCATCCGCCCGCAAGGCAGCGGCAAAGTGGAATAGCATCCTCTCTGACCTCGTAGCTCTCAAGGAGGACGCGACGCAGATGCTCAACATCGTCATCCACTTCGGCAACATCGACCGCCAGAAGTATCCGGGCCGGATTGCCGAGTGCCGACACCACGGACCCGACAAGTGGGAGATCGTCATCGCCGTTGACCAAAAGTGGGCAACGACGTGGTGGCAGCGGTTCATCGGCAACGGCCACAACCTCTACGTCACCATGATCCACGAGTTCGGGCATGTGTTTGGCCTGCCGCACTCCAGAGACATTGCGCACGCCATGCACCCGGAGATAGGCGGCAGTGGCTCCATGTCGTCTGCCGAGATGCAGTCGTATCGTGAGAAGTTCCTGCTCAACATGGAGGGGGAGGTATGACACTACTGCACGGCGACAACCTCGCACTCCTAGCAACCTTGCCAGACAACAGCATTGACGCGGTTGTCACCGATCCGCCATACGGTCTTGGCGAAGCTCCCGATGCCCTCGCCATGCTGCGTGACTGGCTAGAAACGGGGCACCACGACGTGAAGAGCAAGCGCGGATTCATGGGCAAGGCGTGGGACAACTTTGTCCCGCAGCCGATGCAGTGGCGTGAGGTGTACCGGGTGCTCAAGCCCGGTGGGCACGTCCTCGCCTTTGCAGGAACACGGACACAGGATTTAATGTCCCTTGGCCTACGGCTGGCGGGCTTTGAGATTCGTGACTTGGTGGCGTGGGTATATGGCTCTGGGTTCCCCAAGTCACACAACCTCGAAGGCGAGTGGGAAGGGTACGGCACCGCGCTCAAACCTGCGCTGGAACCGATTACTCTTGCCCGCAAACCCCTCGAAGGGACCGTCGCAGCCAACATGCTCAAGTGGCACACGGGGGCGATCAACGTGGACGGGTGCCGGGTTCCGGCCAACGGAGACAAGCTCGGCGGTGGTGCAGAGAAAGACGTGCAATCGGATAAGCCGGAAGGGTGGGACCGTCCGTGGCGGAACGACCCCGAGGCGCAACGGGCACATGCGGAACGTATCCGCGAGAACGTGCAAAAGGCGGAGGCCGCTGGCCGCTGGCCCGCCAACCTGATTCACGACGGTAGCAACGAGGTGGTTGAGTTATTTCCTGTGACTGGCCCCAGCAAAGCTACGCCGAGAAACAACGGGGAGTTTAAGAGCGTAGCGAAAGGCAAGGAAGCCGCGCATGTCACCTACGGACATGCTGATGCTGGTGGCTCCGCAGCCCGCTTCTTCTACTGCGCAAAGGTATCGTCATCGGAGCGCAACGCCGGGTTGTCCGACCTGCCGGACAAAGAGTGGAAGGGAGATGGTGCCGCGATTCCGCAGCGAGGCGAGCGCCCGTTCAACCCATCGAAGAACAACCACCCCACGGTCAAACCCATCGCGCTCATGCGCTATCTGTGCCGCCTCATCACGCCGCCCGGTGGAACGGTGCTCGACCCTTGGATGGGCAGCGGGTCCACGGGAGTAGCATGCAAGGAAGAGGGATTCCGGTTCATCGGCATGGAGCAGGACGAAGGGTATTACACCATCGCCCGCGCACGCTGCGGAGTTCCGAAGCTGTCGTTGGAGGACTGCGGCGTATGACTCCAGCCCGATACACCGACCTCCTGCTCTACCATCGCTACCGATACTACGTTCTCGGCAGGCCGGAGTTGAGCGACACGCAGTATGATGAGCTTGAGCGCCGTGTCCTTGCGCAGTATCCGGGCCACCCTGTCGCATCGAAGCCCGGCTCCTCGAATCCCTCCGACTACCCAGCCTACATCGTTGACGGGCGGAGGCCCGGACCCGAAGACCGGGCATGGCGTGACAAGCGATACCCTTACACCAGCATTCTCGACGAAGTATGACCCCCGTTGACACTTCGAGGAGATTGCCTTACAAGACGAGGCCGCTGATGCAGGAACACCAGCGGCCTCTAATCAATACCCATGTACATACCATGAGCACGACTCTGCCCGACATACCCTCGAAGAAGAAACGCATCAACTGGAAAGAAGCCGCAGGCATGCGGTTCGGTCGCTGGACCGTGGTGGAGCTGACAGGAAAGAAACGCGGTAATCACATCGTCCGATGCAGGTGTGACTGTGGCAACGAAAAAGAGGTGAACTCGCACTACCTATCCCTCGGAGAATCGACATCCTGCGGGTGCTATCGCCATGAGGTAACAGCGCGGCGTAACACCACGCACGGGATGGGCGTTAGGGGGGCGAAGCACCCGTTGTTCGGCGTGTATCACGACATCCTGAAAAGGTGCAAGCATCACCCGCGCTACAAGGATCGGGTGCAGGTGTGCGACAGGTGGAAGTACGGCGCAGACGGCAAGACCGGACTCGAAACTTTCGTGGCAGATATGGGGGTGCCGCTATCACCCGGACTCACGATTGAACGTGTGGACAATGACGGGCCTTATTCGCCCGACAACTGCGTGTGGGGGACGCGCTTCGATCAGAGTAACAATCGCCACAACACCGCCATGCTTGAATACGAAGGTGAGCGCATGTCCATATCCAGATGGGCTATCCGTCTCGGAGTTTCTAGAGGCATGCTGCGAGGGAGATACGACAAGGGATGGAGCACGGAGAAGATACTGTTTTACAAGAGGGGTAAGCGTACGTTGGGGGATTGCGGCGTATGATCTTTAAACCCGAAGAACCGCAGTGGCGAATGATACGCCACCTTGACACACACCCCCAAGCCTTCGGGGCGATTGGGTGTGGTATTGGGAAGACGGCAGGGTGCCTTTACCACCTCAACCAGCGGTTCCAGAACCTCGAATGCAAGGGTGTCCTCGTCATCGCACCGATCCGCGTCGTCAATCTGACGTGGCCCCTCGAAGTGCGGCAGTGGGAACAGTTTCGCTGGATGAAGGTCGCCAACCTGAGAACGCCATCCGGTCGCCACGCTTTCCTCACCGGCGCTGCCCACATCTACCTCATCAACTATGAGGCCCTCACGTCACGCACGATCACGGTCAAGAAACGTCGCGCCCCGACACAGGATGAACTGTCACACCTCCGCGCTACCGGCGAACTACCATTCGGCTGCATGATGTCGCCCAACCGGAAGAAGCGCGGCCCGCTGACGCCACAAGAGCAAGCGGAGCTACGCAACGGTCGTCTGTTTCCGTGGCTCCAGTTTTATGACGAGGTGCAAAAGAACTGCCCCGGCTTCGTTGAAGAGTACCTCGAAGGGCGCACTGACGTACCCGTGGACACGATAATTTACGACGAGTCCACAAAACTAAAGGCACCCGACAACAAGGGTGGCAATCGCCTGCGTAAGTGGCTCCGCGAGAACGCCGATAAAGTGCCCAACCGCATCGCGCTCACCGGCACCCCGGCACCCAACAGCATGCTCGACCTGTTCGCGCAGGTGCGATTGCTCGATGACGGCAAACGACTCGGCCCCAACTTCGAGATGTTCAAGCGGTCCTACTTCCACACGACCGACTACATGCAATACAACTGGGCACCGAATGCCAACGCCAAGGAGGCCATTGAGCAACGCATCGCGGACATCACGATCACCCTGCGGTCCTCTGATTGGTTGAAGGATGTGCCGGACACGGTCGTCGAGGATGTGGAGATCAAGATGCCAGACGCCATGATGCGCCAGTATCGCGAGTTCGAGAAGGAGCTTGTCCTGCAACTCGGCACCAAGAACATCACTGCCGCCAACGCGGCTGCCCTCGTCACCAAGCTGCTCCAGTTTACCAGTGGCGCGATGTATGATGAGGACCGCAAAATTCACGACATTCACGACCTCAAGATCGGAGCGTTGAGGAAGCTGCGGAAGGATGTCAAAACTCCGCTGCTGGTCGCCTGCATCTATCAACACGAGCAGGAGCGCATCCGTCGCGCCTTCCCCGACGCCCGGTTCTTCGCCGACGCGAAGAGCGAGACACAGCAGCTCGCTCTCCTTGAGCAATGGAACCAGCGCAAGATACACATGCTCGTCGCCCACCCCGCATCCGTGGGTCACGGCCTCAATCTCCAGCGCGGCAGCTCCACGATGGTGTGGATGTCGCTCACCTACAGCCGCGAACTCTACGAGCAGATGATCGCACGCCTCGCACGCCGGGGGCAGCATGACGTGGTGACGGTGTATCGCCTCATGTGCCCCGGCACGGCAGACGATGCCGTGGCGACCGTGCTGCAAGAGAAACGGGACACCGAGCAACGTCTCCTGTCAGCCCTGATGCTCCTCGAAGCGGTGCGTGATGACGCGAAGCTGAGTGAACGGATGTCGAATGTAGTTGACAATACCGCAAACACGGTGGAGGGTGGTGGCCTATGAACGAACCAACTATTGACGACGGCGGACCCGCCTTTCCTGTGCCACCCCCAATCGCTGAAACGGATGGCGTGATGACGCAGTGGAGGCACGCAGAGGGTGGCATGACGCTCCGTGACTACTTCGCGGGGCAGGCTCTCAACGGGATATACAGCAGCGGCGACATCGACCTATCTAAGCACACAACCGAGAACCCCACTGCCCGCTCCCAGCTAGCCCTCCTGTCCTACAGAGTGGCTGACGCCATGCTCGCAGCCCGCAAACCCAAAACTCTATGAGCACACCCACCCTTTCCCAACTCGCCGACATCGGAGCGGCGGCTGCCTACGTCGCTATCGACGGAACGCACGTTTGCATGCTCGACACGATGACCTGCTACAGCGACCACCGACCCGCCCGTGAAGCCTTCGTCAAAGCCGTGCTCGACGCAGTCGGCTACAAGTTCCCAGTGGACCCCGAGCGCGAGGCTTTCGACGCTTGGATGAAGGAGCACGAGAGCGCGGACCTGACATACTTCGAGGCGTGGAAGGCTGGCCGTGCTGCCGTGCTCGCCGAACAGGTGGACCACGAGGTCGTGATGCCACACTTCGACAGCGGCAAGTCCCAGCCAGAAACCTTCGAGGCGCATGGCCTGACGTGGATCAAGCACACGCCCGGCGATCCGATGCCGTGCGACGGGACATCCGCGATCAACTGCTTGTTCGAGGGTAGAAGCGGCAACGACGATCCCACCAAACTGTACGTAGCTGGGGGAAGGCACTGGGGGGTGGAGGACCACCGATGCTACCCCATCGTCGGCTGGCGCTACGCCGACACCCCTTGACCGATCACCGGCAGCGGGTATCATGCGCTCCGCATGGCCCGCACTCCGGCACCCGCAAACGTAGTCATCCAGTACGGCTTTAAATGGCCGCGCTTGCAACGTGTGCCCGCTGGCACCGACCCTGACAGGCTGCAAGCCATCGCCATCGAGAAGCTGATTCTCGGCAACTACGCCATGTTCCGCCGACGAGGGGCGCAACTGATGCCGTGGGAAGAGCACTTCATGCGGCTGGTGTCGCTCATCTGGGATCGCCCGGACTCGAACCCCAACTTCCGGTTTCTGTGGAATCCCTATGCCATGCGTATGCTTCGAGGGGCTTCCGTGTACGACAACCTCGCGGTGGCCGGTCACGCCTCTTCCGGCAAGTCGGACTTCTTCGGCGTGTATGCCATCTGCCGTTTCCTGATTGGCGAGGAGCCGCCGTTCCCAGAAGGGGCGGTGATTGACGACGAGAAGCGGTTCGCCTCCCCCGCCAACGTGAAGGTGTTCGTCACCTCCACCACGCTCCAAGAATCCCGTGGCCGAATCTGGGGGCGCATCGAAGGATATTGGAAGGAGGCCGCGAAGGTGTTCGGGGGTGAGAAGTACATGGATGGCAAGCTCGTGTCATCGGCGGGCAAGATCGCGCACATCATGTCAGACGGCACCCAGAACAAGCTGGCCGGTATCGAGCTAGTGGCTGGCGGCAAAGGGCATGACGGCGAGGCCAGCACGAAGATCGGTTTCAAGGCTCGCCTGATGATCGTCATTGCGGACGAGCTTGCTCTGCTCACGCACTCCTTCTACGAGACTGCCACCTCCAACTTGCAGTCGAATAAACGCGCTCAGTTCATCGGCATAAGTAACCCCACTTCCCCCTTCGATCCGTTCGGGGTTGTCATGGAGCCGAAGAGTGGGTACGCCAGCGTTGACGAGACAATGGACGGCTGGGAGACGAAGAACGGATACTGCATCCGCTTCGATGGGGAGAAGTCACCCAACGTCATCGCTGGCCGTGAAGTGTGGCCCGGCCTTCTGACACTGGAGAAGCTGGAGAAGATTCGCGCCGACAAGGGTGAAAAGTCGCCGGAATACTACCGCATGGTGCGCGGCTTCCTGTCACCGGACGGGGAAAGCCACGCCATCTACAGCGGGGCGGAGATCACCTCGACCAACTCGCAGGCCAAAGTGAAGACGTGGGTCAGTAACCCCACGAAGGTTGCGTTCCTAGACCCATCCTTCAGCACCGGGGGAGACGAGGCTCCGGTGTGCATCTGCAAC